CAGTAGCAATCATCGGCGGAATGGCGCATACCAAACGGCTACGTTTAAGTGGACTTAAGATACATAAATTCCATGATGACACTGGTTATCATGCGCAGGATACTTGCTGTCCTGTTGAACTTTAGTAACCCAACGTCTGGCTAAAAAGTGGGTCACGCTAGCATTCCTAAGGTAGGTGGAAGCGCTCAATTTTGAGTTTCGAAAACATGAATACATCAAAAGGAAAGCCAGGTTACCGCTCCTGCAAGAAAAGCGGAATGAACGATCAAAGTCCTCATTGTGGTCAAAATCAAGGTCGGTATTTGACTGATCGTTCACAAGACCATTCTAATAGTCGAAAGATGGTTAGAATTAAAAATAGGAATCCGCAACCTAAAAACGGAAATAGGCAGTGGAAGCCAAGCCACGTAACAAATAGAGCGGAGCTCGCCCCTCCCCCAATCGTACAGTTGGGCACTTATTATAGGAAATTGAATTCCGGTAATAAGCGGAAATGGAAGTCTGTCGGAAAAACGAAATCCAAGAGAACATCTTTGGTAGCCATTTCCAATGCGTTGAAAGATCACGCTTTACCTCCGATGCCTGCAGGATCTCTATACTTATCTGATATAGAGAGATCGGAGATGCCTCAAGCCTCTAAATTAAAAGTCTTTACAAAGAGGCCTTCACTTTCTCATGTGAAGCATGTAACTGAACCACATTATGAAACTTTACAACAGGACATAATTGTGGAAAACATCAAAGTGGACCCTGTATGTATGTCTGAAAAATCGGCTAATGGTCCCTCAGTTACACTTGAGAAGAACCTGGTTATGAAACGAGCGTCACTTGTAGACCGTTTCCTTATTCGTTGTGGATTGTTGAGACAGGCGCGAATAAATGTAGCTGAAGTTGAAAATCAAGAAAATTTTTCTTCAAGCGATAAACCAGGTTTGAGAAAAGCTTTGGATAAGAAGGGTGTTCTGGAAATTAACACCGACCTAGCTGCTTATATTATAACTAATAGACACGCGACTTATACAAATAGATCTGAGAAATTGGAACATTTCACAGCTTTGTATTCAAAGTGGTGTGTTTCTAAAAAGCTCCAGCCAGATTATCGGAGAGCTATTTTGGATAAGCATACTATAGGTAGAATTGTAGACGAACAAGTGTCTGACCTTCTTACATCACCTATGAATTACAAAAAGCCTAAGATCAGAGCTGTAATTCAGGCTTTTCTCAGCCCCTCGAAGCGGTTTACAAACCGCTACGAGTAGTTCAATCTACTCGTAATGTCTGCCCTACACAGATCCGATACAAATGTGTGGCAGACCGTAAGCTTGATCCGGTAACTCTTGATAAAAACAAGGGTGAAATTTTGTCTGATATACCTACGAAACATTCGTGTATCGACAAAAAGTCTAGACATAAGATCATAGACTTTGGTTATCCGGATCCTCTCTTATATAAGAATTGTATACACAATCAAACAAGAGCCTTGGAATATCGCTACTTGAAAGAGACTCCTCAGTTTAAACCTGATTTTAAAGTTTTACAAAATTGTGTGGATGAATTTATAGCCGAATTGAAAGGATTTGGTAGTTGTGATCCGCTAACAGTAAAACAATTTCTTGAGTCTTACACTGGTCCGTTGAGAACCAGATATGAGAGAGCTGTAAAAAATGCTTACATTAAGGGTGTCAAACATGATATCAATGTTTTTGTTAAAGACGAGTTCTATAGAGATTTAGATAAAAATCCGCGTAATATTTTTCAACGAAGTTATGCTTTTAATGTGTTGTATGGAAGGTACACTAAACCATTAGAGCATTTGTTAATGAAACATCCATGGGTTGCTAAAGGTAAAAACTTTTTGCAACGCGGTCAACAATTCAGTGATATGGTCTTAAAATGTAGAAATATATTTGAGAATGATTTCTCGGCCTTTGAAGGTTCACAAAGGAGTGAGTTGTTGAAATTCGTTGAGCTTCCAATATTTAAAGCTATGTTCCCTGATCATCATGGGGAAATTGATGAACTTTTTGAAGCTAAATTACAAAAGAAGATGCATACATTTGCTGGTTTAAAGGCTTATGTTTATGGACTTCGTGGATCTGGTGATATGGATACCGGTTTGGGGAATACAATTGTGAACATTATTTCCATTAAGTATGCTTATAGCAAGAGTAAGGTTACCGGTACAGCACAAGTCGACGGGGACGATTCAGTTCTGTTTACATCAGGAGAAGTTTTATCTAAATATTTTGAACAATTGGGTTTAGTCTGTAAAATGGTTAAACGTGACAGCCCAGACGAGGTTGAATTTTGTTCTGGTAGATATGTCAACTATTATGCCAGTCGTTATATATATATACAAGACATTGATAAATTATTAGTTTCTTTGCAGTGTTATAAACAATCAACTCAGTACAATTTCCAGTCCTATTATTATACATTGGGACTTATGTATTCGAAAATTTACGGAAGACTACCGTTTTTCAACCAACTTTCGACTGAGTTGCTTAAATTTCGTCAATTTAAGAACTGCAACTTCATTAAATCGTTACATAACATCAACCGATTTGGAGAGAATCTCAACAACGATTTTCCCATAAATGAAGCACTCTTTGTTTCTAAATTAAGACAATATTATCCAAAATTAACTTATGAAATGTCTGTTAATTTGGATTATCAATCCATCACTAGGAAACCAACCCGTGATAGGTATATTGTATTTTATCAAAGTAAATATGAGAACATCCGTATACTTTGATAAATTTAAATTTAAATTTAAAAACACCCCCAGC